GGGGGCGTCGTTGGACAGCTGCCCTCCCCCTGAGAGCCGCTACCCCCTGGGGGGAGTGTTTTTTACAATTTTTAACAGTTTTTCGGCAGGTATCTCACCGCTTTCCGCCAGTTCGTGATGTGCTCTGCACAGCGTGATAAGGTTTTCATCTTCGAGACGCAGTTCCCAGTTTGTTTTCAGCGACTGAATGTGATGCACTGACAACTCTTCGCTGTTGAATCTGCGAACAGTAAACGGCAGATTCTCAAAACAAGCACGGCAAAGATATATATCCCTTTTCAGAATATGCTCTCTCTTGCACTTCCAAGCGTAGGACCAACGAAACAGATCTTCTCTGTTGCCGCGTTCTCCGTATGTATTCTTAGGACGCTTATCACAGTTCTCACCCTTGCTGTGGACTTTCCCACAATAAACACACGCCTTTTTCATACGAATGCTCCTATAACAGAAATACCGCCTCAGCGAGACGGTACATCTGTGAAAAAAATCAAACGAGGTATGTCCAACTACATGATTCCGGTGGTTGCAGAGACAGGACTCGAACCCGTAACCTCGAGGGTATGAACCTCGCGAGCTGCCACACTTGCTCTACTCTGCCAGGGAACCCCGACCGTGGGGATGCGACAGTCGGGAAAAAGATGGAAAATAAATGAGAGTGTCGGAATACCATAGAGGCAAGGCGGAGAGAACTGCGGCATTGCTACCGCAGTAAAGCCCTGTGCAACTGCTTTCCGCCTGCTTTCTATACTACCATTTTACTCATGGGAATAGGACATTTCAAGACATTTCGGTACATATTTTCTGTACCGCAGTCTTAACTTTTGCTTTCACAGTGTTAGGATGATAGTTCATTATCTCAGCAGTCTGCTCAATAGTCAGGAAGTTAAGATACCTGTGAATCAGCACAGCTTCGAGATCATCATCGTGCAGCATCGATATCGCATCCTGTATCTCAGCTGATACCTTGACCGCTTCGGCTTTCTGACATTCTGCCTTCTCTTCCATTTCCGCAAGCTTCATCAGAGCGCTCTCAGTGCCGTTTTTTGACGTGCCGCTCTTACCGGTATCATTACCCTCTGAATATCTCACAAGCCCTGTAGCGCGTTCCCTGCACTGCGATACGAGCATATCGAGCGCCTTTGCTTTTTTGTCTGCGTAAAAGGCACGGTTCAGCCAGTGCCTGAGATCAAGTTCTTTCTCTGTCATATCTCCACCACCTCATAGATTTTCTCATTCATGCCGCACTTGCGGATGTACTTAAGTGCGTCCTTGCGGTCGTGGAACACTCGCACCCGGAACAGCGTCTTGTGTATGTACGTGCCGTTGTATGCGTTTCGGATCGCATACTTTCTGTCTTTCAAGTACTCGTCCCATATCATGAATCGTCACCCCTTCCTGCAAAAAAAGCAGCCGTAAAGTAGCCCATCCAATAGCAGACCATTGCACACAGTCCGCCGAGAATTATTCTAAGCAGCATCAGTATTCACCTCCGAGGATCATATCAGCAGATAAATGCTGCATATTCCAGAAGGTATCCGAAAAAGTCCGATAATAGTCCACATCAAGTAAAATCAAAATTAAATCACGTACTGTTTTCATGATTCAGCCTCCTCAATTATCAGCTCTGACTATAATAGCCTTGTGCCAGTGCTGTGCATAATCCTCTTTGCTCCTCTTGAACTCCTCTTCAAGTTCGGGAACTGTGTCCGCAAAATCGGAAAGATAGTCCCATAGATCTTCCTCGAATTCTGTCTTATCATCATAGATCTGTTCATCGTTCCACGGTACCTCATGATCAAGTACCTCTCCAATTCCGCAGCGTACATCCGTGCAGTATGTCCAGCACCATTCTGAGGCTGCTGCTTCCTGGCCTACCATAACAACAATAGGCAGTTCAGGATTTTCGGTTATCAGTTTTCTCAGCTCCGCGCTATCTTTGATTATGTTCAGATTATCCATGGCTTTACTCCTTCCCCACGATCTCCGTTATCTTATCATACAGCTCATTAGCCTTGTTGGTCTGCTCATAATGTGCAAAGAACGCCTTCCGCAGTATCGGCCTCAGCTTGCAGAGCAGCTGCTTCATTTCCTCATTAGTTTTCATGAGCTGTCCCTTTTCCTTGATGAGTCTGTCAGCTTCGCTCATCAGTATTTTATTTTCCTCTGACAGTTCATTGATTCTCTTTTCCTGAGCTGCCATATACAGCATATCTGTGTCAGTCATTCTCTCTCACCTCCTCACTAAGGCTGCCTTTGCCGCAATAAAAATTCGGCTTGACCTCAGCAAACTGCAATGTCTTATTTTCTATGTAGCACATAGGGCAGTCGTGACGGTTAAGTTTCACGCAGTCCTTACAGCGGACGATCTCTACTCCTCTGTTTTTCTTTGTCAGCTTATCACGCTCTTTTTCGAGCACTCTGACGCTGCCTATAAGCTCTGCAATTCGCTTGCTGTAATCTGTGATAAGCTGTAGATTACTGTCAAGCAGTTGTTCAACTTCCTGTAAACGTGTCATTTATATTCCTCCTACTCATACCAGCCGTCGATATCGTCAACGGCTGGGTTAATCATTTCTCTTCGTTCTTGTTCGTTTTCGTAGCCTGCAAGCTTAATGTACCGTAGATCTGATATATTGACTTGCATACCCTTTGAGAGCAGCTTCTCAGCGTTCGCCCTCAGAGCTTCGGCCGTGTCCCTGTCAGTCAGTCTCTCCATTTATCAGGCCCTCCGCAGCATCTGCATGGATCCACTTATAATCGCAGCCGTGGAAGCTGTCACCGTCCTGATAAGCATTGCAGAGCGTAAGTCTTGCGCAGCTCTTGCAGTCCTGAGCTGATGAGCCGAGCCTCTGAATAGTCTCAACTGCTTTTCTGATGATCTCCGTATCATTCATAGCTTCCTCCTATCTGATCTTGCATCGCTTTCGTTCCGACTTTCGCTGTCTCTCCTGTGAGATACTTACACTGGACTATTGCAAGCCTGCGGAAGAAGAAAGTCTTTATAATCAGGTCAGCTCCGAAGTCACCGCTTGCCCCGATTCTTTCGACTATGCATCCTCTGAATCTGAGCTTTCTTGCACAATGTTCTTCGTACTTATCACCCTTGCGCTTTGTGTTTTTCTTCCTCATTTGTAATCCTCAAACTTTCTGCAAGATTTGAATATAATTTTGTTATTGCACCATCGTTGAAGTCGCTTGATTGTTTGTGGTGCATTTAGTTTATTGTAAATCATCACATACGGATCATACCCCAAATCACGCAGAGTATATATGCGGTATAAATCCTGTTCCAGTGTGCTATTGTAGTTTGTCAGACAGTACACCATTCCGATATTCGATTTACGTCTGAATTCCTTTGCAAAATTCGTGAATTTACTTTCAAGATCGTCCTCGGGGTTGTCCCATGCAAAGTGTAATGTTCGCAGGCGCATTTTATTGATATCAGCTATATCGTCATTATTCAACAATCTGATATCAAGACCCTGCGTAAAGTCAAGAATTGCACCTGTTTCAATGTACTGTTTCATCAGATCACGTTTATCTCGGCAAGCTGTGATATTCGGGTCAAGGATTCTAATTTCTTTTTGCCCGTTCCAGAAGTCGGATACATCTGCAACCTTTACAGAGCATCTTCCCTCTTTTGCAGCAACATGACAAAATGAACAACCTCTCGGGCATCCTCTACTTGTCATGCTTACAGCAAAATCAAACTGAGGATATATGCTGTAGTCAGGAAACATCTTTTCTATCTCAGGCGGTAAGTTCTTATGATTGCCTTTGTCAAAGTGTTCTTTACCGTCTGAACCAAGAGTAATATTATACCCTGTGCCACCTTTTATAACCTCTCCACAGTTTATAGGGTCTTGAACATCAGGTGAATATTGGTTACTAAATATCTTTGACATATAAACCTTGTCATAGTATTCAAAATCAGTTGCCCACCACTCTACGATATCGCCCTGTTGCTTGTGATATGCTGATATTCTCATTAACGCTAAATTCGGAAAATTATGACCGTCAACATCTATCAACCCTATCCTCATTTTTCCAGTGCCTTTATGTCAGAAACAAGCTTGCGGATAACTGCCGCTTCTTCATCGTATTTCTTTAGCTTCTGGTTCTCGGAAAGCATAAGAATCTGTGCAATGTTAAGTCCTTTCTTGCTATCCTCTGAGATAATAGCGTTCTCACTGATGCCGAGTGCTAATGCAACTGCGGCTGTGCTGTAGTTTTTCATCATTTCAATATTCCTCCTGATTGTTTTTAAGTTCCCTCACTCTCATTGTCTTCACTCATCCTTCTTATTTTTTGTCGGAGCAGCTCGTTCTCCTGTGCCATAAGGTCAAGCCGCTCCATGCACAATTTCTTTTCAAGTTTCTTCCGCTGTCGGTAGGCACGCTGAGCGGCACGATGATTCTCCGCACTTGCGAACTGCCTGCACTGAGTACAGTATTTCGTCCGTATCAGAGCGAAGAAGTTTCCGTCGCCGTTAATGTTTCCGAGGACAGCGCCGCACCAGTCGCAGAGTATCGTCCCGGTCTTTCCGTCATACATTCAGCTCATCCCCTCCCCCATAAATATCCGTCGTTTGAATCACGTTTATGTCACGGCGTTTACGATGAGGAAGCTTGAACATCTCTGTGAAAAGGGATCTCAGAAGCTCCTTTTTCCTTGCGTCCAGGAGTGCGGCTGTCTGAGCTGAGAGCGGACTGTTTCCGTCCACCCAGATGTCAGCTGCAATGTTCTCACCGAGGATAGTCTCACGCTCGAGACTGAACCTGTAGTGGTGATCTCTGTCGGCAAGATCTGCATCGGTTTTCAGCTTATCGATCTGCTTGATCTGCTGATTGATGTAGTAGAGCTTGTCTATCCTGTTGGAAATCTCCTCAGTGTACTTCAGCTTCCTGGGCTTCCCCCGAAAGAAGAGCGCCCATATAACATAGCCGAACAGTGCTGCCATGAAAATTATCGTTCCGATACACTCATCCATTTCCCTCACCTTCCTGTCAGATAGAATCGTTCTTCGATGATCTCTATCCAGTCCTCGATCTGGGTAGCCTTGTCGAAGACGAAGGAATAAAGCATCAGCAGATTGAAAAGCGGTACCAGTCCGACGATGAACAGTCTTATGTAGAATTCTATCGTCACGACATTATTTCTTTCCTTTCCGCTCGCCTTATCGATGAGCCTGTATTCCGAGAAACACTCTCTTGCATCCGTTACGATCTGCTCTGTTACCGTGACCAATGCAGCAGCGATCAGTATGTCCATGAATGCGAGTGCAGCATATATATCTGTCATATTCATCACCCTTTCAGATATTATTTATCACGAACCTGTATTTTTCCATATCGAAGTCGTCCTTCTTCACGTTGTCTTTTTCGAGCCAACGTCTGATAGTAACCGCATAGTCCGAGTACCGCTTACCAGAAGACTGCACATACTCGTCTACCCGTCTGATGTACTCCCTGATGTTGCTCTCACCGTAGTCTGAGACGAGCTGAGAATACTCATCTGCTGAAAGTAAAACATTTTCATAATTGCCGTATTTAGTTTTTATATTTTCCTTTTTAGGTGTGGGGTTTTTCTTTCCCCTTTCTTTAATACTTTCTTTATTTTCTTTATATGTACTGTTGCAATTTTCTGCAACAGTAGTGTTGCAATTTTCTGCAACAGTAGTGTTGCAATTTTCTGCAACAGTAGTGTTGCCGTTTTCTGCAACAGTTGCAATTTTCTGCAACAGTAAACTTGCACAACTTTCAACAGCCCATTTTTCATAATTTTTCACAACAGAAATAGTCTGTGGTTTAACGCCCGGATTCGTTCTCAGCTCGATGATATTTTGATTTGATAGTCGCTTCAATGCTTTTTGAATATGCTCTCGTCTGACTCCAACAGCGGCAGATATTTCTGAAAGCGGCATCTCTGCATACGTCCTGTTAAAACCGTATGTTCTGCGGATGATATAAAGCAGGATCCGCATTTCGTTCCCTGAGATATTCAGCCGACAGATAGCTTCGAGCAGTTCATTGTCAATTCGTGTATATCCGTTCCTGACCTGCGGATCTGCCATAGTATCACCTCCCGATCAAAACGGAACATCACCGTCGCTGAGTATCTCCTCGAAGTCGCTGAGAGAACCGTAGGACATATTATCGTTAGTCTGCGGCTGCTGTGCGGTCGTCTGCGGAGGTGTAGCAGCTGCTGCATAGTTGGTATTATTTCCGCCTCCGCCCTCGTTCTTGCTGCCTGCGAACTCTACATTATCGACGATAACATCCATAGTGTAGTGAGTAACATCGGGATAATGTCTGTCCTGATAGTTATTGTTCCTCAGCTCGCCCTCGAGGCATATCATCTTGCCCTTGGAAAAGTACCTCGAAACAAACTCTGCGGTCTGTCTCCAGGCAATGCAGCTGACGAAATCAGCCTGTCTTTCACCTGTGCTTTTATCGGCAAATTTCCTGTTTACTGCGACTGTGAAACGGCAGCTTGCAATGCCGCTTTGTGTTGTTCTGAGCTCTGGATCAGCTGTCAGCCGTCCGAGCAGTATCACTTTGTTCATGTATCTTTTTCTCCCTCATCTGTAGGAACAGCATCTCGAAAGTACGGCGCTGATGATCGGAGAGGATGAACTCCCCGACCTTCGCCTTATAGAAATCGTAGAACTTCCGCACCTCGGGATGATTAACGTTCAGTTTATAGCCGTATGGATTTTCTTTTGCGAAAATAGAATCACTTACCTCAGTCCGCCCCAGCTTCAGAGCCTGGTCGTATGGTATCTTCTTTCCCATAGCTACTTGCGCGGAGCCGTCTGCTTCTTGTAGTTGTGGTAATACCAGAAAAATACTTCCAGTATTTTCAGCGCAGAGTGGTTCACATCTGGGACGAATTCCACGCTGAAGCTGTATCGATTGCCACACTTCCATGATTGCAGCGTACTGTATACCGTAGCGCCGATATTCTTGACCTTGCGCCCCTGCTTGGCTGCCTGCTGTTCCGACAGCTCGAAGCCTTTCAGATGCGTCCAGCCTGTGCAGTTTTCAAGCATAAATACACACTGATTCGCATTTCGGGAAATAGTGTCCAGCTCCTTCTCGATGCGCTCACGGTCAGCTGTGACGTTGCCGTAGACCTCATCAACATCCGCCTTGCGCTCTATGACGCAGGAACGGGAAAAGTCCTTCCCGTCCACAGAAAAGCTGTAGTCGCCGAAGTCGAGCTTCTGAGACTTGTGCATTATCCCGAGGGTACTCAGCACCTGAGTGATATGAGCGTTTTTCTGCTCTCTTGTATCGATCAGAATCGTTACTTTCTTCATGAATTCCTTTTTTTCGTCAGCACTACTCAACCTCGTACACCTCCAGATCCTCGTGATAGTTTCTCGGTCCCGTCAGGACCTTAGTAAATCGGCAGTACGGACAGTGTCCGCATCTCTGCGGCTGTACTCGTCCTTCCTTGATCGCCTGGAACCTCGGTGCAAGACTCTCGACCTCGCTCAGACTTGCATCCAGATCCTCGTCCGGTACCCAGAGCACATCAAGATCCGGCTCCTCTTCCTTGGTGATGCCTGCGATAGTAAACGGCAGCACGTTCCCTGTGTTCTGCCGCACTACCTCACGATAGATAGCGCCCTGAATGTCATATCCCCAGTAGTTTATAAAATGCAGCTTAGCGCCTTTTTCGGCGCTGTAAATTGGAGCGAAGTCCTTGACACACTTAAGATCAACGATACAGCTCGGATGCAGGCTGTCGACCTTTATCTTGAACGGGATGCCTGCTATCTCGCCTACCATTATCACCTGTTTTTCGCCTGACATGTACCTCGAAAATACTTCGTCACGCTCCGCACGCTGTATCATATACTCAGCGTGCTGATACTGCGCTTTCAGGTCGCCGGTACGAGTAAATATCTCAGGATGCTGTGCTTTGAAAATATCAAGTGTACCCTCGTAGTGAGCATCGACATAGGAGCCAATCAGCAGCGCATCCGTCACCTTCCTCTGATACTCACCGCGAAGCTCCGCAAGTGCGGCAGCCTCGCAGCTGAGGAAGCTCTTGAACTGTGAACTGCCCATATACTTCATGTTGTTTTCAGGGGCGAAGTAGTTCTCAGCAGTAAGAGCATGTGATTTCATATGTAATGTACCTCCATTTCAGAGGAGTCTGTTGTCCTTGTAGCTATGAACTGTATTCCCTTTTCATGGCACTTGTGATACAGCTTATCGCGGTTCTCAGAGGACAGCTTCTCGGTTCCGTCGATGAGTATGACCCGGAGTCCGTTCGGCTTAGCGAGAGCCACATCAACGCAGAGGCTGAGCTGCTCACCCTCGGAGAGGTTCGCTACCGGAAGACCATGTATCAGCGGTATGCCGTTCTCAACCGTGAATCCCTCTATCGGGATAGTTGCTGTAGATAATATCTCACCTGGGAGTCTTCGTGCAAGCTCGATTTTTCGGGTATATTCGTCAGACTTGATTTTGAGCTGCTCTAAATCAAGCTGCATTGCCTGCATACGCTGGTACTCGTTCAGATGCCGCCTCATATCCTCGGCATTGGTTATCTCTGTCTGGAGCTCAGTGCAGTCTATAGGAGTCTTATCCATATATTCATCAGCTACACTCATATCAGCGTCAAGCTTTGTCTTAGCTGCGGTAAAGTGACTCTCAGCAAGTGCTTTCTTATCCTCGAGCTTTCCTGACAGCCCTGCAAGCTTGTCCTCGCTCGCCTTGATCTGAGCCTTCATGCGTTCGATATCGGATAGCAGCGTTTCACGCTCGGCAGCAACAGCTTTTTCCTCGGCGGATATTTCTATCATCCTGTCCGCCTCGAGCTTCCTGAGCTTGCTGTCGTAGCTGCTGCGGAAGAGCTTCGCACGCTCGATGCGGCTGTTATGCTCCTTCATCTGTTCAAGCTTCTTATAAGCTGCTCCGAGATCGTATGCCTCCCATTTCTCAGCCTGATAATTCGCAGGGATATCCTTGGCAATATTCTCGATAAATGCCTGTTTATTACGGATATCACGGTTTACGTCCTGACGTTCCTTGAACCACTCACCGTTTTCGGCCTGCATATCACTGAGGACCTGGAGAATGTTCTGCTCGTAGTTTACCCAGGAGGGGATCTCTCCGAACTTGTCCCGGATGAAATTAAGGTCCCATGAGAAGTCTATAAGATCAAGTATTGCTCTGTTTTTCGCCTTTTCGTCCATAAGTGTGAATGCAACAGGATCCAGCTGCAAAGGCGTGAAGAGCGTCTTAAGGAAGTTCTCAGGAGCCATAACTTCACGTCCATTTTCCTTGACCGACTTATAATCGGACTGCTCTGTTCTCTTCTTGCGGTCAATAGTAAGTCCTGTATCAGTCTCGATGAGGATCTCGCCCTCTTTCTCGCCCTGCCTGACAATAATGTTCCTGTCGCTCTTATTTGTGAGAGCATAGCGGAATGCATCGATAACCGAAGTTTTTCCGACTCCGTTAGCTCCTGTGATCTCGACGGAGCGGCCGTCCAGCTCCGTCTCTGTAATTCCGAAAAGGTTACGTATCTTGATTTTTGTGGTTCTCATATCTTAATTTCCTCCGTTGTTGTTGATGTTCCGAGCGGATCAGGTGCTTTCTGCTGATCCATTTTTTCTTTGAGCTTCTGAGCACACTCGGCACAGAGCTCCTTTCCGTATGTCTTGTGAGTATACATTGATACCCATTCCGCGCTCTTTCCGAACGCTTCTGTTATCGGACTGCCGCAGTCGCTGCACTTAAGAGATACCTGCTGCTGTGCCGGTACGAATGGTCTTATTCTCAGACCGCCGACCGTCTCACGTCCGAACTTGACTGTCGGATCATAGTAGATCTGTATCTTGCGTCCCTTCCAGTCCTCTATGTATGGTGTCTTATAGATCTTCTGGATCGTTTTCATGTTGGTCTTGTTGAGGATAAGCGGCTTGTTGCCGTCCGAAAAATGTGCAACTACTTCTATCTCGGACTTTCCGCCTACACCTGTGACTTTTTCCTGAGCCACATAGTCAATCGTTGCTATCAGATCACATCCCTCGGGTATCGAGTAGTCACCCATATAGTTAGGATTGGTCATTTTCTTCCAGTGTGTTTTTTCCATTTTTTACTTCCCTTCTTCATGTAAATACTTATGCAGCAACTTGGCTGCCTTGTTCCATGTCAGCGTATAACGCTTGTTTACCTCGTTGACTGTCACTTCGATTCTGTCCGACCGTGCGAAAATACCGTAACCGTCCCTGTTGATGCCGTTGTTCATGTGCTTTTTCTTCAGGTCACGCCCGAAGTCACCATAAGACTTGACCTTGCCTATCGCTAAGTCCTCATCGTCGACGAACAGCAGCAAGGCTTCCAGAATCTTGATCGAGTCAGTAACGCCGTCCCATTTGACTGTTTCCATTTGACATTTCTTCCTTTCTGTGTTATGATTTTGGTGGTATATATTTTTTTCTTGCTCCCTTCGGGGAGCTTTTTTATCTATGGACATAAGCTTTTTTGTCTTTACTGAGGATATATCCTGCTTCGAGATTGACCTCCTCCTGAAGCTCGTCCATAAAATGAACATATATCTTGTTGTCCGGCTCGGGGTATTCGCTTGTACTGCAATCAAGAACAATACAGAACTTATATCCGTTATAGTGTTCAAAAAGCCAGTCGTAAACATCTGAGAACTTTCTTACACCTGAGAACACTAAGCAGCTGCGTCCGTAGCCATCTAAATAATCTTCATTTACTTTCATTTCAACACCTCATGTCAAATCTGAGCTGAGTGTTTTCTTCGTCACCTTCCCACCTGATGAGAAATCCGTTCTCCCATGGGACACGCCTGCTGATCCATTTCTGAGCTGTCTCTGGGAGCTGCTTGAAAGTAGCCTTGCATTTATAAACGCGGTCATCATTATAGATCCGGCGGAGGAAATAGACCTTATAGTAGGGGTAGGCAGTTTTGCCGTATTCTACGCGAACTATTGTATCATCGTCCTTTACGGTCGGAGGTTCATGACAAGCATTCATATCAACGATACAAGGCATTTTATTGAAAAAATCACTTGTTTTCATGGGAATCTCACCTTGATTCTTCTTTTAATATCCTCGGGAATATCACAGAATTCCTCAGCAGCCTGTAGTGCTTCAAGAGTATTGTCAATTTCAATTTCCTCGACTCTTCGTCCTTCAAACTTTATTGCTTTCATCTATTTTCCTCCTGTCTATCTGCATAAGTATCTGTAGTAAAAATCCAGTTCAGCATCGTCACGGCATTTCAGCAGCACATCCTCAGCCGTTACGATTACTTCAAGCCTGATGTTGCGGAGCTTGTCTGCAATGGCTGCGGCCTTTTCATGATTCTTCATCTGCATAGCTTCGCCCTCATTATCATGCTCAGGACCGTCTCGCAGGGAGTCTTGATCTGGATCCGTCTGCCGTCCGTGGTCACGAGCCAGCACTTGTCCTCCTGGCGCTGTATCTCCTCGATATCGCTGATGTCGATGTCGAAGAGAATGCCGTCTATGTCTCTCAGTGTTATCATTTCCGAACTTCCTCCTTGAATTATTTTGAATACTTCCATCCATTTACTTCCTTATGCTTCTCCACAGCTCCTGACGGGCGTTTTTCAGAGCCGTGCGCTCGTCAAGGTCTCTGTATGCCCTTGCACGGTAGACCGCCCTTCTTGCGTCCGTGCGTGCGTCTGAGCGGTGTTCCAGTATCTTCCACAGTCTGACCTCGCTGTAGATGAGATACGCTTCGAGGACGGCTATTTGCTATGTAGTGCAGAACTGTTATTGTGTCGGTCAAGGTGATGCCTCCTTTTCTTCCTGATTCTTCATAAGCGGACGTGCCTCTTCAGGATGTGCAGAGCAGTATGAGCTGAGGGCCTTTCCTATGTTTTCAGCCATTCTGGAAACACATTCCGCTCTCTTTTCGGGGGTAAGACTGTCGAAGCGCACCGGGGGCGCTCCTCCGATCGATATGTAGCTTACACATTTAAGTTCTGTACGTTTTGCCATAATAACATCTCCTTTCGGTCAATTGTATGCGGTATGGGTTGTACGGATTTACTCATCATCGTCTTCTTCGTCAACGATCTCCATGTTTCTGAAAGCATATGTAAGCATATCAGAAACGGTCTTGATCTGCGACTCTTTTGTTATCGACATTACTGTCTCGATCATTGCAGCAGCTTCCTTTGTACACTTGACAACCTTGGTCTCTTTGTACTCTTTTACGCTGTGCTTCTTGACCTTGAATGTTTCAACACCTTTTGCCATGGTTTTACTCCTTTCTTGATTCCTCCTGCTCCGTCTGATATAATTAAGGCGGAAGGAGGTGATATAATGACTATTGATGATCTCAGCATAAAGCTTGATAAGATTACTGATGATTTTGCTTCACAAATTCGAGCTGAATACCCCGAAAACTCACAAGTTCCCGCCAAAGAACAAGACATCGGGATTTTAGCACACGAAATCTACGGAACTATGCGTGATTTCAAAGAAGCAATCATCGACTATCTAAAACAAGCTAAGTAATTCACTTGCCGTCTGTATCTTCATTGCAGGCGGCTTTTTCTTCATCAGGAGTATAGTTTACACTTATGAGGGGTACACCGCTTGCTTCTTTGTAAAGCTCTCTTGAAAGTTCCTGTATTCTTTCAAGTTTTTTCAGCAGTTCTTCTTTGCCTTCAATTACAATCTTCATTTCAGTTTTCCTCCTTTTCATTTAGTTTTGTTATCAGCTGGAAGTCGGCACTCAGCAAGTATCGCTTTCAGCTGATTTGCTTTCTCTATCAGCTTGTCAAGCTGCTTTTCGGCTTCGCCTGTGTCGATAGTCAACTTGATGATATTTTTTCCCTTGGGTGCATTCATTTTCGTTTACGCTCCTTTCTTGATTTCACCTGCTCCGTTTGATATAATAAAGGAGAGGAGAGGTGAAAAACATGCAGATATCAAAAAAAGAATATCAATTATTAAAAAATCTTTACCGTAAAAGCCGGATATTGCCTGAAAGCCGTGAACGCGAAAGCCTTTTAAATAAAAAACTCATCGCTGCTGAAGTATCAGGAATGGAAAATGGAATAATCCAGTTTTCAGATCAATATGAAATAACTGATTCTGGCATCATTGCATTTGAAGAATACCGATTTACACATTCAACAGTAAAGTGGACTTCAATAAGATCATGGATAGCGATCTTAATATCAGTTGCAGCTATCACACTTACAGCGATCAATATTTACCTGTCTCATTTCACACCCTGACATTCTCCACAAGTATGATTATCTGCGGTATCAGGCATAAAACTGATAATACCAGTGCGATCCAGCTTAACACCGCCTGCTTTTTGTATGCCTGCCTTGCCCTCGCCCCGGTCTTAGTCTCGGGGCTTTTCTTTTTTTCCTGCTCCATGTCTCCACCTCCTTTTCATGTGGTTTTGTTTGTGCTTGGTTTTATACCGAGGATATCATCAGGTGTAACATGGAAGATATCAGCCATTTTCACAAGATAACTTACTGGAAAATCTTTTTTATTTTCCCAGTTATAAAATGTCTTGCGCTCAATATCTAACAATTTGCAAAAGCCCTCGATACTGATTGAATTTCTCGCACATTCGGCGCGAATAGTTTTGAACACTGATTCCAAGATATCACTCCTTTCACAAACACGTTTTGTGTTCATGTGTATATTATACCACGTTTTGTGTAAGTGTCAATACTTTACGAGAAAAAAGCTACACAAAAAGTGTTCACTGTTTTTATGCAACTTGCACACACAATGTGTTTCTTTTTCTACTTGACTATTTACACATTATGTGTTATAATCTACACAATAGGAGGTGCATAATAATGACTGTTGCAGATAATCTAAAAAACGAACGAAAAAAAAGCGGCTTATCGCAAAAAGAGTTTGCAGATAAGCTTGGAATGAACGCAAGAACCTATGCATCATACGAAAGAGGAGAAAGAGATATTAGTACTGCTGTACTTTTAAGTATTTGCAAAGCACTTGACATTTCTTCAGACATCCTTCTCGGGACCAATTCACCGGCACAAGAACCACAAATCAAAAAAATCCCCTACAGCGAAGCAGACTGTTCGAGAGTGCCGCTGATAGGCAGGGTAGCGGCAGGGTACAGCTGTCTTGCAGAGGAGAATATATCTGAATATATCTTAACTGACAGTGATATACTTAAGGACGGCTACGATTATTTCTGGCTGAAAGTCAAGGGAGACAGCATGGAGCCGACGCTCCTCGAGGGTGATCTGGTGCTCGTCCGAGCTCAGAACGTCCTTGAAACGCCATGCCTTGCAGTCGTTACCGTAGACCAGGAAGACGGTCTGGTCAAGTATGTTGATATAGATACTCATAAGATAACCCTTAACAGCGTGAATCCCTGCTATCCGCCCCGTATCTTTGCAGATAAGGAAATGAACCGTGTATCGGTAGTAGGGCAGGTAGTGGAGTCTAAGCGGAGATACTGAGAGGAGGAATAATATGAATATAATAAAATATCCCTCAGATGAAGCTGTACGCGCCGCTATGGCAGCAGATGAGCCGTTGCTTGTACTGATATCCTTTGACGGCAAGACCGCCATTATGAGCCAGATAGATGAAGCTATGGAGCATCATATACTTCTGATGAAGGCAGGCTTCAAGGATACCGATATCGACAAGTTCTTCCGCATCGTTCTGGACAAGAGCGGAGCTGACTGGACATTCGTGTGTCCGCCTGACTACAAGGGCATACAGTTCAAGGATAAGCGCATAGAGGCTTTCTACAAGGACGGATTTGCCGTTATTTCAGACTTCCTGCACTCTATTGGCTATCTTGTAGGCATCGACATTCCGAAGCGCTACAGGCGACATCTGGACGTTCTGAGCAACGACAGCTATAAATAAAAGCACCCCTGCTCCGTGCAGGGGATATCACTAAGGAGGGATATATTATGTGAATAAATACTAAAAATTTTAAATTTTGTTAATATTTTCTTAGTTGACAAACTGCCGAAAATATCATATAATAATATTGCAATTAAATATTGCATTTATGTGATAGTAAACCTCTGGCAGTAATCCTCCCACTATAAGGGAAGCGACGAACCCAGGGGTTTTTCTTATACTGGAGGTCTTAACTCCACAAAGATATATAAGAAAAAGCCTCCCCTTTTTGTAAGAGGAGGCTACAAGCATTAATCTATAAGTCCGCTGAATTCGTGGTCGGTTATGAGAGCATCGTCGAGGTACACCCTCAGGCGGTGCTTTTTTTCTTCCGCAGCTTTCCAGTTGTTGAGTTCCGCTGCCTTTATGATCTCAGGGTAATCCTCATACGCTTCGTTGAGGTCAACATCGCCTGCAATGCCGGGGACTGTCCCTGTGCTGCATTTCTGCCAGATGCCGTATTTCCCGGAATAAACAGGCTTAGTCACGCCGTAATGAGCTACCCACACGGCATATCTGTTCCGCACTTCCTCGCTCACGAGATTCCCCAGAGGATAGGCAGACATATAGAGACCTACAAAGTATCCTGCTTTTTCGAGCACGTCGCAGAAAGCTTTTATGATAGCGCTCACCTTTTCTTTTCCGAGAGTGAGTGTGCGCTGTTCCTCGACATCGTAATAGACAGGGTATTCGAGCTGATTGTATTTGAGTATATCGAGGCAAATTGCCGCCTCCTGACGTGCCTCGTCCTCGCTTGTAGCATACGAGTACCAATACGCTCCGCAAGGGATATTCGCAGCTTTACAGCCGAAATAATTTGCATCGAAGGTCTTGTCCTTCTGGGATGCCACTCTGCCGTAACCTGCACGGAGAATAGCAAACTCTACCCCCGAAGCCCTGACAGTCTCCCAGTCGATCGTACCCTGCCACTCTGATACATCAATTCCTTTTTTCATCGTCCTTTTCCTCCTTTACATTTTTGAGTCGTTTCAGCAGCGACGCGATCCAGCCTGCCGAATCCGGATTGATCTCCGCGTAGTTTTCGAGTATTGAGATCAGCTCCATGATAACTATATAGCCGAAGACGAGTATAGCGGTGACTGTACCCGTAACGCCTGCAAGCTCTGCGGCGCTGTAGTAGTGTCCGAGTGCCTTGATGCCTATCTCCAGACCGCAGGCTGTTGCCATAACGATAAGCTCGCCGATCTTATTGAGTCCGCCCTTGCGCATCTTGGAGCTGCTGAGCGTACCCGTTATATATCCCTTGATGATACCTGTGATAAAGTCAGACAGGGCAAGTCCGAGGACTATAGTAAGCATTAGTATGTACTGCATTTTCTCCTCCTTACGTGCCTGACTGTAAACTTAATATCATCTCATAAAGCTCCCTGTTGGTGGGTGCGTATGGCTGATAATCTGTAAATCCTGCATCATATGCGGCTTTCGGGATTATCATTGGTTTAAACACCACGTTATCCGCAGCTGTATTGACATAGATTCGACAGTAATATGTATCTGTACCGTTTGCTGTAAACTCAAATCTTCCGTTCGTTGCTGTAGTTCCTGTCCACGTACTTGTATTTCTGAATAATGTAACGTTAAGGATTGATGAAGATACTCCAGAACCGTCAAGAAGGACATAATCCCCCTGTGGGAGCTGTACTGCATCATTGATTGTAAGTGATACAGATGATGAGGGCTTGCTGCCGTTGACAAGGATTGTATTGTCTGCATTCACAGTGAAATCAAGCGTGCTTACCGTCTGAGAAGTAACATTGACATTTATCCAGTTCTTTTTTCCGTTCATTTGTTCCAGTGCAGTAACGCCTGCCGTACTTGACGCCACTCTTGATTTTTCTGTGTCGGTATAGTCATTGGTGCTCAGCCCTTTCCCTTCCTCGGCATCGACCTTTTCGGTAAGCATTTCGTCGATCTCGGATTTGGTATATGTATCTCCGCCCACTCCCCCTGCAAAATTATCAATTTTGTCAAAGTTTTCGTTGAGATCAGCCACATCGACCGCATCATCCGGGCCCGGCTTGATGAGTGAAAGATTAGGTGTCCTTGTTGCCATACTTTTTTACTTCCTTCCATGTGTATTTTTTCAGATCGCTCCACTTATAGGACGCAGCTCCTCGCCATGTGCTGAGCAGCCTGAGGTTCATGTCTTTCAATTCTGATTGCAGCATATCCATTGTTCTGTCCTGTGGATCGTGGCCTGAGCTGACTGTGCTGCCCATGTATGACGGACGGCACAGACTTGCAGAGAGGTTTCCGAGAGTCATGCTGATAATGTCGCCTGTTATCTCGTTCTTTTCTACAGCTGTTATCTGCTGCACTGTTGATATATCCAGCTCGGGACAGTATATCGTTCCCCTGTCTCCGTAGTTGTAGTTCTGGAGGTCAAGGAAATCAGCATATCGAGGATCGTGCATCAGATTAGCGATCTTAAGTTCATATGTCACCTTCGGAGCGCACACCTGATTCCAGTACGCCATAGCGTCAGCTGCGAGGCGCTCCATTGAGCCCTCGAACCGATCATAGTTGAACTTCATCATTCTGCGCTTAGCGTGATGCACTGCCCATGCTGATGTGGGAGTATAAGACACCGCGAAGAAATTCCCGAAGTTGTCATAACAGTTCAGATTCGTGCAGAAATCCGTGTAGTCAACCTTCTGGCGTATCTCGACCATGTCGAGGCTGTACCTGAGATAAAAAGCGTCGTCCTTAGCAAACTGCATACGCTTGCAGACCGAGAAGTAAAAGTTATCCCTGTAGATCTCACCGCCGAAACGATTTATCATGCAGTTATCCACACCTGCTATAGCGCCCCAAAGCGTAACGTTCTCGTACTCGTCCACTCCTGCGATCTCGTCGCAGTCCGAATAGCCCGTGAAGTCGTAAGGTTTATTATAGTAATCAAGCGGATTCCAGGGTACTTTTGCATTAAAAGCCCAGTTGATAAACTGCTGACCTGTACCGCCGTTGAAGATGCCGTGCTCGATTAGATCATCTGCCATATCTCCTGATATGTGCTTTGCATTGATTTTCATGGAACCACCCGAAGGACCTATATAAGGCTCCTGAGCATATATGCGGAAGAGCTGACCGTCAATCTTAAGGATATTCTGCACAAGCAGGAACTTCCATTTCCCCCAGTCGTCCAAAGGATGCACAAGCTCTATGTCCCACCTGTCCTTATCGTGATAGCTGGTACAGCTTATAGGATCCAGAATAGCAAGGCCGTTATGACGGAAACCGTTCTGCGGCTCGGAAATATCGTATACCCTGATAACATGGTCACGCTCGAGGGGATCCATTTTGTATCGGGTAACATCAGGCAGCAGCTTATGCCACTGATAACCGTCGTCAGTCAGTCCGTCAACTCGCCAGACCGAGTCCGGCATAGAGGTAAGCATCGGCGGATCAGCTTCGGCAAGTCCGTCCTCGTGTCCGATGTTCTTATACTCTCCCTCGTCACTGAGGAAGTATGAAGTGTAGATATCAAGGTCTGCGGCAACAAGGAAGGTGTTCGTTCCTGCTCTGTCACGCGGAACGTCAGCATAGTCGTAGTAGAACTTACTGCCTGAACCCGAGATCATCAGTCGGAAGTGTGTTGCGTTCGGCATTACCGGAGTTACAGCAATGTCAGCCTCGTCTGTATCATCCGCTACCGTACACGTCAGTGTTGTCTGACCGAGGAACAGCACATTCTGTCCGTCTCTTGTATAGTACCAGCGCACCGCCTTAGTACCGCCATTCACATCTGTTATCTCTTCGCTGTAAGCCTGAGTCTGTGAATTGTAAGTGACCTTTGACTGCTGGATATTGCACTTCAGCTTAATCCCTGTTGCAGGCGTTTCCAGCGCTATGAGGTCGGAAAGCAGATACGTATTGCTTTCTGTGATCGTCGCTCCGCTGACTCCGTATGTCTCATAGCTCCCTACCGATGCCGAGGCTCTCAGATTCTCCATAGGCGGCGTACTATATGTGTGTGTATCCATATGCTCACCGCCTAATCAACAGCTTTATGCAGTGGGAATCCGGCAGCGAGGATCTCTTCCTGTTGCGTCCTGGACTGGGTTTCGTTAACGACGAGAACATGCTCGTCCCATGTCGCAATGTTCGGGCGGACTATGTCTCCCGTGTAGTCGCGGTCGATTTTCAGAGATATCCCGGAACCGTTATATTTCACGCCCTTGTTCGTCTGTAGTCTTATGACGTTGAGTGCGCTTGCCGTTGTGCCTATTAAGAGCTTGCCATCTCCTGTGCCATCTCTCAGATATGTACCTGATACGATGCTGTTGTAGAGTGTGGTCATTCTGAACATATGCTCTGAATCGCTTGACACGGTGCTCTTATCTTGCACATCCATATGTAGTCTGCTATGCTTGATATCGAATGAACCGTAATTAGACAGAGAACGTGTATATACAAATGACGTATTTGCTATACCATACACGTACGAGCCGAATTGATTAAGCGTTACTTTTCTTCCGGGCGTTACAATGAAACTGTAGTTTTCAGCGCTGAATTCCAGCGATATTGTAACGTTGTCAAGTGCAGAATAGTCATTTGTAAAAATTCGGATAAACTCATGCTGGTTTGTATTCTGTGAATCATGTCTTGCGTTGGTTATTCGCAGATTCGACAGGCTTTGTGCAGCTTCTGAATAGCCGTTGCCGAGCTGAAAAGCTATTTGAGCTGTGCTGTAAAAGTTCCTCAACTCCCAACCGTTGAAGTCGATGATGCCTTTCATTGCTATGGTTTCTGTGAATCCTTGTGGATTGATTTCGTTAAAGTCAACAACTTTATCCTCAGCATCGTCCCATACGATATACGTTGTGGAGCTTATGTTGCAGACTGTGAGAAAATCGTCCCAGTTACCGACGATATACGGATCCATCTGTGTTCCTGAGCCTGTAGCAGCCATTTATAACCACCTCTCTCTCACGTTGCAGACAACGTCAGAAGCGCTGCCGCTGTACTTGATGTAGTTCTCCCCTGTTTTCAGCAGTGGGAAATCGTTGTATGTCATGTGCGTTATCGATATTTTCTCGTTATTATCGCCGAGATAGTATGCGACCTGTACCTCGCAGTCCACTATGATCGTCTTGCCTACCAGCTCGGATGGTACCTTTATCACGAACGACGCTCCGTTAACATCGATGCTGATGTCCCCGGCACTCCTCGGCTTAAGCATTATCTCAGGCGCCGCGAATATCGTGCCGCCGTTACGGATTATCTCAAAGTCCTGTGTTATCACCTGCCCTGTCGGATTGACTGCGTAGGCGAAGGGCTGTGCAACTATACTGAGGACAATTTCTGACATCATCAAAGCAACAGGCTGCGGAGTTATAGGAGAGATGAACACATTCATATACTCGTGCGGTGCTGTAGATATTATCATCCTTCCGCGGCCGTTCAGAGTCTGATATATCAGTCTCATATTATCCTCAGTCGCATCCGTTATAACACCGTATACAGGGAACTCGGAGTTGTCATAAGTCTTCAGCTGCTGCATCAGCTTTGATATTGCACCAGATGTTTCCTCGTTTACTATCCTGCTCCAAGTAGGCCGTACAATAGGTTTAGTTATCATTATTCCGAGATCATCGGAGGAGATCCCGTTAAAGGTGAAGCTGCTCATTATATCAACCCCATTCCTGCTTCATATACTTTTTCTGCATTCGCCAGTTCTTCGGCGAGCCTGTAGACATCATATCTGCTTGATACGTTCGCCTTGATGTTGTAATACTTGTTAATTACTGTATGGCCACCGCTCAGCTCGACAGGAGTATTCTTAGCTCTGCCTGTAAGCGGAGTGATACGGGCGGTTCCGTTATTGATGCTTATGAGTTCGGGACCTGCCTCCGCTACTATTCCCTGTCCTTCTCTGAGCGTACCGCCTTCTGCATATAAGCCGATGTGCCTGAACACATCTTCAAGCTGTCCGCCTATATATCTGCCTGCGAAGCCGCCGGAGTTCGATATCATATCAATACTGTCATGTATCTCTGCAATGTACCGTTCAGCTGTGTCTCTGGTCATGGAACCAAGGACTTCACCCATTGATATACCTGTCGCCTCGCAGAAGTCCATAAGCGCCTGAGTATCAAAACCGTCTATCTGAGACAGCTCATTGACTATTCCTGTGCTGAGGAGCTCGCCTGCACTGATGCCGCCTTCCTTTGCCTGCCGTGTAATATCGTCAACAGTAGACTTAAAGGTCTTTTTCGCATTTCTGTCTCCGAGCTCAATATTGTTTTCATACTCTTTTTCTGCACTTCTTACAGCATCAATAAAGCTCTTTTTCAGATCTTCGGTATTACCTTTAGCATTGAGCAGAGCAGCATATTCCAGGTCTCCGATATGCGAGAGCATCATCTGCACGTTATAGTAGTTGTTATTGCACATCTGCTCGACAGCAGATTCATAGTTTTCAACGATAGATTGATTGTCCCTGAACTCTTCCTTCAAGGTTTCTATAGCTTTTTCAGTTTCAGCTATGTTCTGCTCAGCTGCGATCAGGCGCTGAAGATCCTCCTGAGTCATAAATCGAGCCCATGCATCATAGTTCGCCGATGTAAACTCACCGAGCGCCGCAGTACTCTTATGCTCGGCATAGGCATTCTGCACCGCCTTTTGCCTCAGCAGTTCGATGTCGCTTCTGTTCTTAGCCGCATTATGCTTCAATTGCTCTAATTCAGCGTTTGCCTGACCGGTTCTCAACAGAGCCTGATCATATACATCGTTATAGGCATTAAGCATTGATTCCGCTCTCTTTTTCTGAATAACATCATCGATACTTTGCTTAAGTTCACCGTATTTCTGTATCTGACCGTCAATATACTCTATCTCAATACCTGTAGCCTCAGAAAGCTCCCCGACTATATACTCAACTCTGTCCTCATATCCGCTTTTGACTTTACCGTTAGTGTCTACAAGTGTTCTCAGCTCATCATACAGTATCTTGGTCTGATCGATAAGCTGTTTATCCGAAAGGATCTGCTTGTCAGCGTTATCTTTCATATCAGCCATAACCGATATGTTATTGTTGAGCTCGTCAGTCAGCCTGTTGGTCTCGGCAGCAGCTTCCTCAAACACTTTTTCAAGGTGTGCTTCCTCGATTCTTTTAGATGCTGTTACAAATGCAACAGCTATACCGGGAACGCCCCACGAAATGTATTTTATTATTTCGGAAACAACTATAGACAGATCTTTTCCTTTTTCAATGATGTCAGGCAGATTTTTCAACACATACTTAACTGCTTCGGCACCCTTTTTCAGTACCGGTTCAAGAGCTCTCCCGACCTTCGGGACCTGCTCTGTCGCATACTGGACTACATCACGCAACACAGGCTGCAAGCCTTTGGATAGCTGTATCTTTGCGCCGTCCACAGCAGATTGGAATTTTGTAATATCACCTGCAAGATTATCCTGCATTGTTTCAGCCATGTTCTGAGCTGCTCCGTCGCAGTTCTTTATAGCACCGGAGAGCTTTTCCACATCGGCAGGAGCTGCATTAACAAGAGCCAGGAAGCCTGACATTGCATTCTTGCCGACAAGAGTCTCAGCCTCATTAGCTTTTTCGGACTCTGTAAGTCCTTCAAATGCATCCCTTGTATCAGCAATGATATCAGCAAAGCTTCTCATCGTTCCGTCAGCGTTCTGCGTCTTGATAGTGACGTCGCCTATCTTTTCACCTGATATAGTAAAATCGTTTGTCAGGTTGCTCATGATAGTTCTGAGCGCTGTACCTGCCTGCGATGCCTTGATTCCGCTGTTTGCCATAAGTCCGATAGCAAGAGCAGTATCTTCGGCAGTGTAGCCTAAAGCACCTGCTATAGGTGCTGCATACTTAAACGTCTCGCCCATCATGCTGACATTAGTATTTGCGTTTGACGACGCTGCCGCAAGCACATCGGCGAAGTGTCCTGCGTCCCCGGCTTTAAGTCCGAAGGCAGTAAGGGCATCGGTAACGATATCCGATGTAATACCGAGATCCTCTCCCGAAGCTGCCGCAAGTCCGAGGATACCGTCTATACCGCTGAGCATATCCTCAGTCTTCCAGCCTGCCATTGCCATGTAGTTGAAAGCTTCCGCGGACTGTTCTGCTGTGAACTTTGTAGCCGAGCCCATTTCTATAGCTTTCTCTCTCAGCTGGTCTACTTCTTCAGCAGATGCCTGAGAGATAGCAGCGACCTGACCTATAGCGGCATCGAATGCGGCGCCTGTCCCGATCACGTCCGTAGTCAGTTCCTTAAACTCACGGGCGGCAAAACGTATGCCGTCGGTCACAAGGTTGGCAAGCACGCCTTTCATGACAGTAAAACCGCCATTTGATGCACGTTCTGCCTGTACACCTGCCTCCTCGGTCTCTCTGCCGAGCTCATCTACGTCATCAGCTGCGGAATCGGATGCATGCCCAAGTTCCCAGAGCTTATCATTCGCAGAGGATAACTGATTCTCATACTTTTTTACTTCAGCTCTTGTGTATTCAATTTCACGCTGAAAGACTCTGTACTGTTCTTCATTGATTGTCTTATCTGCAAGCTGCTGCTTAACTTGTGACTGTGCTTCGAGCAGCGTACCAAGCTTTTTTTTGCTTTCTTCAAGGGCAGTGTTTATAAGCTTCTGCTTCTGCTCCCAGAGGACAGCAGAATCACCGCTTGCTCTGATAGTCTTATCTACTTCTTTCAGCTCGGACTGCGCTCTTTTCGTGGCAGTTTCCATGCCCTTTAATGCGCTGTCCAGTCCGACGGTATCAGCTCCGATCTGTATGGTCAGGCCTTTTATTATCTTATTTGCCATTTTTACCTCCGAACTTGTTTCTCAGCGCTTCTCTGTCAGGCTCAGTCTGGCTGTAGCAATATGCATTTTCAAGGTATTCACGTCCTGATTCGCTTTTCTGACAGTTCCATACCACTGCATCGTGGATATATCCGAAGTAGTCAAGGATACCGATGCCGTCTATTTCAACAAAAGTAAGTCCTGTATAGTCGGATACGACCTTTCTGTAGTAGCTGTTATTCTGATAATGTGCCTTACTTCCTTCCTCAGGATAGTAAGGCATTATGAGTTTGGGTTCGTTGACAGTTCATTCTCGATCCATTTCGGGAACTCTGAAGCAAAGCGTTTGAAGTCGTCCATAGTGAAATTATCTTTGATGTAGTCTGGTTCTACTACTATGCCCTCATCGTTTCTGCTGCATATATCAGCTATAGCCTTATATACAGCCTCGTCCGTTCTGGCGTTCCTGTATCCGTCATACCACATTCGCACAGTAGGCTGATGCACAGTAAGACGTGTACCGTTATCAAGTTTCAGATCATATTTTCTCATACCATGCTCCTTTACAAAAACAGGGCAGGATCTCTCCTGCCCCTCTGTTATTTCTTCTCTATCAGCGGAATACCGCGTTTGTTATCGCTTCCCGAAAGCTCGGCGATACGCTCTTTTGAAGGCTTGGCACCGCCTTTTCTCGGGTAGTTGTCGCCCTCATTATAGTGATAGCCGCCGTCCTGAAGGTCCTCAAACGCTGCTATGACCTTGTACATATCATGCACCTCCGCTCTGAACAGCAGCAGCCTCGATGATCTCCTCTTCATAGATCAGAAGTGTGCCGTCTGAATCGAGCTTAGGCTCGAGCTCGAATGTAGGAGTTATGATAGTTTCCTGAGTAGGTGAGAACGCTGCTTCCCAGCCGGAAGTATTAACGCCTACACCTGTGATACGGATATCGCCGTCTACCTTATCCTTATGAACGCCGCGGATCAGGTAACGCTTTCCGTTATCATTGTCAATTCCGCCAATCTTAGCAGTACGCTTATTATTAGCCTCTGTGACTCTTGCAGTAGCGATAAGCTTCTGGAGAGTATTGCCGTTCCAGGTGATATTTCCGTAGCTGATAGCCATATTTTCACCTGTGATCTTGCGCTTCTTAGCCTTGCCATCGTCGGATTCGGCTACATACCAGGTCGTAGTATAGTTAACAGTTGCGCCGTTCTTTGTACGGCCTATCATATTAGCTTCGACTTCCAGTGCTTCATCAGTGGGGATAGTTCCCGTAAACTCCACAACGTAGAAATCCATTGATCCCAGTGGGATCTTATTGAGCTCTTTAGTCTGTGTGTGTCCCATTTTGACCTCCTGTTTTCTGAATAGTATTAAACGAATAGGATGTAAAGTGCATCCCTTCATCTTCAAGATAGGTATCCGCCTGTTTTTCAAGCTCTGTATCGAAAAATAATGCTTCAAGCTGTCTTTCAAGAGAAACATCCTTATCCTCGGTATAAAGCTCTACTATAACAGTGGAATCGCGGTAAAGATTGTAATTATCGGCGCCTTTTATTTCCGCACCTGCCTCATGATAGGCAATGAACGGAAGCTCCTGCGGTTTATTGAATCGAAGGTAAGCTACAGGAAGGCTGAGAGAACAAAGGCGCTGATATATCTCATCGAATTCAAGTTGTATCATATTTCCTCCAGCAGCTTCAGCACCTTCTGCTGAGCGTGATCGTTAGCAATACTTATGTGAGGGATAGGCCTGGTCCTTGTTATGCCGTTACGTGTAAGATGTCCGTTTTCAAGTAAGTGAGTAAGCCGGTAATGTCTGCCTTTGACGTGGACTGTAACGGTTATATTACCATTGCTTTTTTCAATGAGATATGTCCAGTTTCTGCGATATGCACCTTTGGCAACACCCTTGTCACTGCCTGCATATACAGGCGCAAGGCGTTTTACTTCCTCCAGCGCTTCTTCACCGACAGTTTCTATGCATTCTCCGACCTTTTCTCTGACTTCGGCAGTATAGCCCTTGCAGTAGTCCATAAGCGTAGTAACAAGCTCATCGGCAGTGATCGTATCATTCATATTCTTACTCCTCCGTTAAGCTGTCTGGCACGGATCACGAACTCCATGTGCTGCTCTTTGAAATCGTCAATGTGCTTGATATCGTAGGTAATGCCCTTGTATACGATGCGGAGCTCTGATGTGAGCTTGCTTTCAAGGATCCTTGAATACCTTATCTTGAATATCATATCATTCTCAGAATTGACCTGTGCAGCAGCATAGTATTCACGTCCGCCTGTACCATTGATCTCCGCCCAGGGCCTGAATAAGGTCTGCCATGCTTTCTTGTGATTGCCGATATTATCAGTAGTCTCAGCATAATGCTGTATCTCGATCTTTTTCGTATAAGCCATAATATCACCCCAGATGATTTACTGCGTACATACTGAGTATCGTTTTTACTGTAGGTGATACCTGTTTATGCAGACTGAGAGTATAATCCCTCTGAGTATACATGTCATACACAAGTACGCAGAATGCTGTAGTAAGATCTTCATGCTCGTCTATCTGTGCATCGCCAAGTCCTGTATAGCCTTTGATATAGGCTTTTGCCGCAGGCATCAGCAGACTGGTTATAATATCATCGCTGTCATCATCGGAAATACCGGTATAGTCTTTGACGATCTCAGATGTAAGCTCACTTATTTTCATACTCTCACCGCCTTTCGGATATTTTCAGCGGACAAGCTCTCACCTGTCCGCCGATATAATTATGATGCCTTGACCTTAAGAACAGCAAGCTTCTGCTCGTCTGTGACCTTGCTGTCGAACTCAAACCAACAGTCGATGCCGATTGCGTGCTGAGTGTGATATGCTTCTCTGAGCACCTCAATACCGATATCCTCGCGGAAGTTTACAGAGAGACCGCTGTAGTCACCGTAGAGCACCGCAAGCTTGTTGCCGCCAATCTCGTCCATATTGTCAGAGAGGTATACAGGCTTTCCGAGGAGTCGGTAAGGGAACTCAGATGATACATCAGGCTGAATCAGAGGTCTGTTGTCTCCGTCCTTAAGCTGCTTGATAACTGTGAATGTTGCAGGAGTCATAGTCCAGCAAGCTTTCTTCTGGTGTGCCTGCTTAACAGCCGACTGGAGTGCGATAAGATCATCAAGACCAATGGTAAGTGCTGTACCTGTAGTAACAACATTTGTTGTCTTAACTGCGCCCTGTGCAGCACTTGAACCGCTACCCTTAAGGAGCTCTCCCTCGAGGAACTGTGCAGCCTTTTCAGCGATCTTGCGGATAACGAACTCTGTAACGTTGACTGCTGCGCTGTTGATAACGCTCTTGCCAACAAGTACGAGAGCGCCTGCAAGATAACCGCCAAGATCTACAGAAGCGAATTTACCGCTGTCTGCTGTGAGAGGAGTGAACTCTGTTGCATATCCTACAGTCACATCATGTGTAGAGTTTGCCTTTGTCCACTTCGGGATCTTAAGAACGCCTTTTTCGTGGTATACGTCAGCTCCTGCAAGGATAGGACAGATATCAACGACAGCGTCGATGATACGCTTAGCAATAGTAGTCGGGATAACTGCACCGTTGTTGTTAGTCCAGTCAACGTTCTGCTCGCCTGCTCTCATCTCGGTGATCTTACCGTTAAGGAAGTCGGTGAAAGCTCTCTCCTCGATCTGCTCCTGTGTGAGCTTCTCTGTCTGCTGTGCTGCCTGAGGGACGTGGAGCTCAGATATACCTTTAGCTCTCTCTTCCTTCTCGATAGTTGCATCGAGAGACTTTATCTCTGCCTCGAGTGCATCAAATGCAGCAGTCTCCTCCTCGTTGAACGCACGCTCCTCAGCCTTTACAGTGTCAAGCATGGACTGAAGCTCTGCTTTCTTTTTGTTTCTGAGTTCAATAAGCTTTTTCATAATTCTTTGATCCTTCTTTCGTAATCAGTGTAATCGGGTTTATTTTCGTATGTGATATACTCAGGCGGTACATCCATACCGCGCTGTTCCAGGTCGACAGCTTCGCCGGCACGGCACTCCACCGAAGTAGCAGCATAACAAGGGATCTTGTCCTTGATAAGAGATATGTGGTCGAGCATAAGGCTTTTAACGTGCCTTATCGGGAGCTCATCCTCTCCCCTTTTCTCCATTTCGTCCTGTACGTTGTACATTCCGAAGCTCCAGCCTCTGAGCTTGCCTTTTCGTGCCATTTCAATGACTGTTTCATCGGTGATGAGTACGTCGGCGTGGAGTCCGATAGCGTCCTCTTTCAGCGTCAGAGTGCCGTCACGGGTACTTGCATAGGCGTGTCCCTGATCGTGATCGAGGGTAACGGTTATATCACCGTTCTTCTTGATAGCCTCCGCAAAAGCCCTCTCCTCGATAGTTTCAAGGACTTTGCCCCTTGGAGTTATCACAGGCCTGCTCAGCTTGCCGGTGACATTGACGTAGCCGCTTATATGCAGGCCGTCAGCTCTTAGTTCTATACGCATTTTATCACTTCCTTTCGTGGTTTGGGTATAAAAAATGCACCTGCAAGGGACGTTTATGTCCTTAGCAAATGCTTGTAAGCGTTATTCAGTTATGACAACATTCTCGAACTTCTTGTAAGCGTCGAGATACCATTCCTTCTTGTCGCCGTTGTATGTCAGCTCGTAGTACATACCATCAGGCAGCGAACTTGACAGCAAATACTTCCAGTTCTGCAACGCCTTACACTTCCAGACGGTGTATACTTCAAACTCAGGCTTCTGGTCTGACTTGTCAAGGTGCCCTTCGATGTAGTCTCTGACTATCTGTAAAGCCTTCTCGTCCATTCTTCTCACCTCCTCCAAATGGGCATAAGAAAACCGCTCACAATGTGAACGGTTAATTTGTTATTTATGCGTGAATAATGCTATACAAATCATCGATGATAGATACAGCCATATCGCCTCTTTTGCCGATAGATGATGAAGTATCATCGCCAGCCATAAAGTTTTCATAGCTTTCATCTGTTTCAATGTCAAAACACTTCAAACGAATCTCTTCAACTGCTTTCTTATCGGAATAATCTATTTCAGTTATCCCGAATTCATTTTTCAGAAATTCAAGCTGTTTTGAATTCAACGTTTTCATTTAATCACCCTCCAAGAGTATAGCCGTGATCATTAGACCGGAAGTTTCATAAACTAATCTGATATTGCCCTTCTGGACACACTTGCGATTAGGCTTATTTCCAGGATATGTACTTGTTGGATTGCTTAAAACATCTTTTACAGTACCGGAAGATATTCCTCTTTCAATCATACGATCAGCAGTATGCGGTATCATTGACTGAATAACAGTTCCGTCTGCTGCTTTTGTACCTTTAATGTCTTTTATAAACTTTTTGCGTTGCTCTGGTGTTGCTTTTATTATACCACTTTTCTGAGATTTGTCAACACTTTTCCCGGATTTTCCACCTGCTCCGCTGGAAGAACTGCCGCCTGATCCTTTGCTTCCGGTAAAGTAACCGTGTGCTCCTTTAGTCCAGCTGTCTCCTCTTGCTCTCTCTTCGCCTGTTTTCAGGTTCTTTGTCTGTCCTGTATTCGGTGTGAATACGTCCATAGTCTCAGGATTGAGGAGAACGTCCTGGAGTCCCAGTTTGACGAAGTTGAAGCCGAGCGGTTCATAGTCCTCTTCACGGCGTATCTCGTCTATCTGAAGGATATTATTGCGGACAGCGACTTCATAAGCATCGTAGCGCTCCTTCATGCTGCCGCGTGTCAGTTCTTTCGTATCAAATGCCCAGTAATAGCCCTGCTCCTTCTCTGATTCAAGCAGCAGAACGTTGTCAAGCTCCGTTTCTATCTGATTCAGGAGGGATATGACCGCAGAAATAAACTTCTTGTTGTCGTCCTCGGAAGCGCCGCCGTCAATGACCGTATGAGGGAAGCCAAACAGCTTGCATATTTCAATACTGTTGGTCTTCTTGTTCTCGTTCATCTGAAGCTCTGCCGCCGTTGAAGAAATAGCCTCGAAGTCTACACCGTCATTCAGTACGACGATCTTATCACGCTTCTCCTCGTTGTCATAGACCTTCTGATATCCTTCCTTGATAGCAGCTATTGCCGCATCCGAGAGCCTGTTCTTCGATTTCAGGAAGCCCGGTTTGCATCCGCCGTTGGAGTTCATCATGTTTTCGAGCTTCAGAGCGTTCCATGCAGCTGATAGTATCGATGATGCTTCCTCTTGCAGCGGAATATTTGTATATCCGTCACGAGTTTTGCGCAGCAGCTTGACGAACTGGAAGTCATAATACGTCTGTGCGTTTATCTGAACTCGGAAAGCCTTGAATATCGGATCCGTGTTGCAGAGTATACTGACACTGCGGCTGTCCACATAGTGCAGGCTCCTGACGCTCAGGCTGTCACTGTTGACGTATATCCAGGCTCCGCGGCCGAGATAGTAGTCCTCGACAGCTGCTTTCCACATATCAACAGTGCTCAGTGTATCGCCGGTGCTGCCGTTCAGCAGCTTTATACGCGGATCATCATATATTTCCGTGACTTCTTCTTCGTCCTTGCGGTAAAGCTTCACAGGAAGCCGTGATATTGTCTCTCCGACCTTGTTGATGCAGGCTGATACTGTTGGTATACTGAGAGCAGCTTCACGAGTAAGCTCCCCGGTGATACCGAAGAACGTCAGTATAGATGTCTCTGCATTCTGAACAGTATCTGCTCTTATTTCCTGTTTCTTTTTACGTCTGAAAAGTCCTATTGTGACCACTTCCTTTCAAATTATCTGACATCCAAAGCTCTGCTCGATGCTGTCAAGTACGTCCACTTGCAGCAAGAACAGCGCATTTATGATCGATACGACCATATCCACCTTGCCAGCTGACTTCTTCTTGTTGACGTACTGATTCAGGTTTGTGTCCCTTGTGCATCGGGCATTCTGGAAGTTTATCTCAAGCATATGATTTTTATCGTATCTGAATTTCTGACTGAGTATCCGTTCTCTGAGGAGTTTTGTAGGGCGGTGCAGCACACTGCTGTGCTGTTTGATCTCAACGCACTCGATAGGATCCTCGCTGCTTTCGAGCTTCTGGACTGTGGATATAGCATTGTACCGGTCAAAACCCAGCTGAACTATCTCAACTCCATATCTCTCTGGCAGTGACTGTATAAAAGCCTCAACAAAGCCGTAATCAATGACCTCGTCACCGCAGGCAAAGCACTCGCCGTCCTCAATAAGCTTCTTATAGTCCACTTTTTCTCGTTCAGACTTCTCTTCAAGCTTTTCAGCCGGGATAAATCCCCAGACTTTTACGTATATCAGATCTTCGTCAGCGTCATAAGTGGCTATTGCTACGGACGTATTATCATCGGTCTGCGATAGGTCAAGTCCGATATATACCCGTCTGCCCCTCCAGAACTCTGCATCCTCAGGAACTGAGCACAGTCTGACCTTGGTTATTTCAACAAATCCCTCAACACCAAGGCTCTTGTAGAGGATATTCATGTGTTTGCAGAGAAAGTTCTCACGCTTATTTTCGTAGTCTATAGCCGCCTGACGCTTCTGCCGGAGATCATCCATGATATACTCATGAGCATAGGCTACAGGATTAGCCTGATATAAAGCAATATCCTCGGTCTTCCATTTGTCTCCCGTCTTGTATTCATCATCAGGCTCGTACAGCAGTGCAAACACCTTACCGCTGCGAAGCTTGTCGAGGATCTTCTTCGCATTATCTATCTCCTCGATCATAGCATTGTTATCGTTAGGATACTGAGTTGATATGATGATACCAAGCTTTTCCCTGAGTACGATCTGAGAGGACCGCATAGCTTCTATAGGGTAGTTGTCCATAGCTCCGCACTCGTCCGCAAGGAACATATTTGCAAGCTTGCCGTCCATTCTGTCCTGTGAATAAGCGAGAGGAGTGTACTCCGATTCAGTCAGCTTGCAGCGTATTTCCTTACGCATGAGCTTGAATATCTTCTCATCAGCCAGACAGGGGCTTGACTTAATGATCTTCTTTACTGCGATATGCAGCTCGCTTGAAAGCTTCAGGTCTGGAGCCACGCCGAAAAAGCGGCTGAACTGCGGTTCCGTCAGCAGTCCGATAATAAAAATGACCGCTGAGGTGAACGTCTTGAAGTTCTTTCTCGCGATCTCTAAAAGCCCTGTCTCGTAGTATCTGAGACGGTCAGTACGTCGTTTCGTACAGAAAAGGGCATATATGAATAAAACTGCGTAGTCTTCAAGTCCCTCATACATGGAATGACCAAGATCAGGATGCATGATGATCTTCAGCAGCTTCGTTATTTTCTTCCAGTGCTTCTCACAAACGTAAGCATCCTCGCTCTTACCGTCTGCGATCTCGAGCCATTGCACCGCCTGGAGCTTTACATAACGGCCGACATAATGATTATCGGGTTCGGCAGCCCAAAGAGCATATTTATAGGCTCGGCTTTTCTTCACTATGTCAATTGCTGTCAGCTCCTTTTTATTCATCATCACTAAGAATTTTAAGCAGCGGATTCTCGTCCGCGGCTGTTGTCTGAGCGTTGATATTTGCAAGCTTTGCCCTGCTCTGAGGGCTGAGACTCAGCTCGTTGCAGTATCGGAAGAACGCTTTCGTGTACGTCTCTTTGAGCCTAACGAGCGAAGGAATAATCGAACCGGCTTCATTGATAGTCCGCTCAATCTCCTGCATGCGATCGATACATATGCTGCATTCGGCAAGAACATAGACATCGAGGTTGCCGAGGATTCCTGAGGCTTCAAGATTCTTCACGATGTAATCAAATATACTGATCTGAGAGGGCGTGAGATACTCGGGAGGTATGAACTCGTCAGACGTGCCTTTCAGCTTGTCCTCAGTAGTTGATTTCGCTTCAATCTCCGCCTTTGTCAAGTGCTTCGATGTAAGTTTTGGGCTCATCGCTGGTCTTGCCACGCTCTCACGTCCTTTCATTTAGGGAATATTTTATTTTCAGAGGGGGGCGTCGTTGGACAGCTGCCCTCCCCCTG